GACGTCAACGAAGTTGAGGATATTCCGTTCATCAATGACGAGTTCATGGCGGAAACGTCCGCAAACATCGACCGTACTCTTTCGGTTCAGAGCAGCGTCTCGGATCAGTTCATTATCGCTTATGAGCTTGATGTACGCATGTATCGCGTTATGCCTCTTTATAGTGTGCCTGGTCTGCTCGACCATCATTAACGATTGAGGTGTAGTTATGGATAACGGAATGGCTATGTATGAGCAGTATATGCGTATGAACCCTGGTCTTGCGCAGCGTGTCCAAAATCAAAGCGCGGCTTTTGTTGATTCTATGCCTTTTTCTGCTGGTGGTCTTGCTGCTATTGACCAGGTGGCTTCCGGTAACGACTACAATGTGCCGGCGTCCTCTCCTGATCCTCAGTACTCCGGTATCGCAAACACCGATAACGTGCAGGCAGCTATGGCTGATTTCGGTCTTTCCGCTGCTGACGCTATGAAGCAGAATCAGCTTTTTAACGCAGCGGAAGCGGCGAAGCAGCGCGAAGCAGCTTTCGAACTCGTCAAGTATCAACTTGATCGGCAGGAAGATTTTTCTAAAAATGCGGTTCAGTATCGCATGGAAGATCTTAAAAAAGCCGGTATCAATCCCGTTCTTGCTTTCCAGGGTGGCGGCGCGCAGCTTCCGAGCAGCGCGTCCGCCGGTCTTTCCGCCGCCAGCTCTACGTATCAAGGCGGAGATACTGCTTCGACCATGATTAAAGCGTTTGCCGAGTACGGTAACTATTACGCTAAAATGATCGAAGCGATCGCCGGCGCGGTTAATGGTCTGATCGGTAACGTCAGTAAGTTTTTGCCGACTGAGGCTGCTAAGACCGTTGTTAAAGGTTTTCACGGTTGAAGTGCACTAATCCCTGGAAGCGTCTTGAACAGACGCCGGAAACAAAGCGTATTTTCAAAAAGGTTTTGTCGGTTGTTCCGAATTCCGAGGATAACTATTCGAAATTGTGCGGCGTTGATTTTCTTAAAAATCCGTTGATGATTCAACTTGATCTTTTTGAGACGTTGCAAAGGTATTTGCCGGAGATCTCCGGCTTTGAGTGGTTGACGTGCCCGTGCGGATCCTGCGCTGCTTGTAAGCAGAGTAATGCCCAGGTGTGGGCAGATCGTCTCCTTATGGAATTGCCTTACGTCTCCGCTCCGAGTTCTTTTGTAACTGTAACTTACGATGACGCGCACGTGCCGATCTCTTACACGTTGTCTCCCTGGACGGATCGGGTGGAGTATTGCCACCCGATCCAGGTTCGCGATTTTCAGCTCTTTATGAAGCGGCTTCGTCGCTATATCAAAGATCCTGGTTTGCGCTTCTTGGCGTCGGCCGAGTATGGCGGCCGGTTTCACCGTCCGCATTTTCACGTTGCTCTGATCGGTTATGCCCCGACGGATCTTACTTTTTATAAACGTGATCATGGTCACGACTATTTCAGTTCTGAGGTGTTGACCTCTATATGGGGAAAAGGTTTTACTGTTACTACGGCGCTTACGCCTGGATCCGGTGCCTATGTTGCCCGATACATGACAGAGAAATGGGACGGACGTGATTATCGTTTGTATTCGGTTGAGGCCGCGTCGCGTGGTTTGGATCCTTTGCCGAAGCAGCGGCTTATAATGAGTCGCCGCCCTGGTTTAGGTCGTCGGTATTTGGAAGAACATCGCGACGCGGTTCTTCGTGACGATCTGATCGTCCCTTGTCGTGGTTCTGCCGGAGCGCGGACCGTGCCCGCGTTCCGGTATGCTCTTTCGACAATCGACGAGATGGAAGTCGAGGCTTTAAAAGATCGCCGTGCGATCAGAGCCGAGCGCCCGCCCGAAACAGATCAGACACTCGTTGAACAAGCGTCAGATCTTGCAGCACGTCTCCGCCGACGTGCGAAGTCAAGAAATGCGTTTTGATTTCGCCCTTGTACGCCCCTACGGGGACACCCCCCGTAGGGGGGTGTCCCCTACGGGGCTACAAGGGTAAGCCCGTATAGCTTTTTGCTCTTTTTTTTCGCGTCCCGCCGTGCGGCGATAGAGCACAGAGACCAAACATCCGCGACTGATCGCGAGCGATCTGCCGCGGATGTGCGGTAGCCGAGCGCCCGCTCGTTACTGTCTGTTGTTGTTTTTCCCTACGCGAGGACATGCAAAACAAGGTAGAAGACGGAGAAAACGGAGGAAACCGCGTAGCGGTTTTCCTGTTTTCCCGTCTTTTCGCTTCTCCCCCTGGTTTACTTCCGGTTGTTGTTTTCTTTCCGGCTACTGTTTTTTGTTTTTTCGTTTTGTCAAACCTCATTTTTTTGTTAGCCGCAGCCGCGGCTGCTGCTCCCGTACCTCTTGACTATATAGGGAGCAGTGACACCACAATATATAGTGTTGTGTCTTGACAATCGTCTATATGTTGTGGTAAACTATACTTACGTACTAAGTACGTAGAAAGGAGGAAACGCTATGAGTCGTTTCCGTGTAAGCCGTTCGAAAGATCGGCGTAAGTTTGCGAAGAATGTTCGCAAGACTAAGGCGATCAACGTCGCCCCTGTCGTTATGAAAGGAGGTACTCGACTGTGAAATCGGCCGCTGAGCTTGCCTCTGAAGCGAGGCAGCACCTCTCCCTTTATACGATCAAAGACGTGAAGCTCGGTTTTCCGGTCGCCCCGGAGAGCTTTCCGTCGGACGTTGTCGCGATCCGCGCCTTTCAAAATTGGTGCGATCAGAACAAAGGCCGGGTTATTGCCGATCTGGAGTTCTGGTATATCGGCGAGATGTACACCGATACCGGCGAGATCGTCAGTAATCCCCGCTTTCTGTGTGCCTCGAACATTGAGGCACGTCAGGCAGATTTGCCGCAAGAGAAAGGAGAAAACGCAGAATGACCTATTATTCCGCTATTGACCTGCCGCCCCGTGTTCCTACGCCCCGCGGTGGTCGTATGGTTCCTGTTTTCGGTCTCGTCGAAAATAAGGAAACCGGAGAACGCACGGTTGAGCAGACTGGTGAACACGATCTTTATAGCGAAGTGCAGCAATGTCGTAAGAGCTGCGATATTCGCGAGCTGATCAAACGTTTTGAAGCCGGCGACGACAAAGCTTTTGACGTTGTGCCTGGTTTCTATGCCGATACTTCGGAGATTTCCGGCCTTACTATGGCTGAGGTAAATTCCCGCATTGGTTCGCTGCGTGAATATTTCAATTCCGCGCCGGCGGACGTCCGCGCTTCGTTCGACAACGATTTCAACGTTTACGTGAAGCGTCTCGGCATTATGGAAAAGAAAAAAGAGTTCGCAGCGGATCCTGTCGCTGCCGATCAGAAAGGAGTGAATGAAAATGGGCAATCTGCTGAATAGAACTTTGTCGGCTATGCCGATCCGGCTTGACATGCCTCGTTCTGGTATTCATACCGGCACCGGTCGCGTGACTACGTTCAACGCCGGCAAGCTCGTTCCGCTTTTCCGGCCTATCGAGGTGCTCCCTGGCGACACTTTCGATCTTCGCACCGGTTACGTGCTGCGCACGTCGAATCCGCCTATCCGGCCTGTGCTCGACAAGGCTTTCTTCGACCAGTACTTTTTCTTTGTCCCCATGCGCCTCGTGTGGGAACACACCAAAGAGTTTTTCGGCGAGAATAAGACGTCGTATTGGGTGCCTGCTACGACGTATCAGATTCCGCAGCTTCGCTCGAATGCTTCCGGCTATCCTGCCGGCGGCGTCGCCGATCATCTCTATTCGTTGCCGCCTGGAATTGACGTCGGCGACGTTTCCGCCCTGGAAGCGCGCGGTTATTGCTTGATTTGGAACGAGTATTTTCGCGATCAGAACTACATGAACCCCGCTGCCATGCCTACCGGTGAAGCCGTCACCGCCGGCGTTACCGCTCTCGGTTCCCCTTTGACGAATGCCGTCAAAGGCGGCGAGTTGCTGCCTGTCTGCAAGTATCACGATTATTTCACGTCGGCCCTTCCGAACTCTCAAAAGGCCGCGAAGGCCGTTACGATTTCCGGCAATGATATTTTGCCGGTCATTACGTATAATCAGTTTGTTGCGGATAAGAATTACAATTATCCGCCGCTGATGTTCCGCGGTAATTTCGTTCCTGGTCTCCGCGAGGATCCTCAGACGATTGCCGGTATGACTAAGTCCTCTGTTTCGTCGAAGCCGGTTTACAAGGTAGATACTGAGCTGTCTTCTGATTCCGTTTCGGTTCCTGGTAATCCGATTTACGGTCCGATCAACCTCGGCCTTGACGCTACGCTGATCGGCGACATCAATCAGCTTCGCTTTGCCGTCCAGCTGCAGAAGTTCTACGAGAAGCAGGCCGTCGGCGGGACCAGGTTCCGCGAGGCCCTGAGGGCTATGTATGGCAGCACCATTCCCGACGCGACGAGTCAGATCCCCGAATATCTCGGCGGATCTCATCAGCAGATCGGTATGCAGCAGGTTATTCAGACGTCCGCGACCGTTTCCGGTCAGACGCCGCAGGCAAACGCCGCTGCGTATTCGTATACCGCAAACGGTGATCGCGCTTTCCTTAAATCGTTCTGCGAGCCTGGCTGGATCTTCTGCCTGGGTTGCGTTCGGACCAATCACACGTATCAGCAAGGCGTCAACCGTCAGTTCAGACGTCGCGATCTGACCGATATTTATAACCCGCTCTTTGCCAATCTCGGTATGCAGCCGATCCGTGAAAGCGAGCTTTATTTCAATAAGGCGATCAATCCCGACGGCGACGAGGTCGCTCTTGGCTACCAGGAAGCGTGGGCTGAGTATCGGTACTTTCCGCGCGACGTTACCGGTCAGATGCGCGCCGGTGTGACCGGTTCGCTTTCGGTTTGGAACTACGCTGACTATTACGACGTCAACGAAGTTGAGGATATTCCGTTCATCAATGACGAGTTCATGGCGGAAACGTCCGCAAACATCGACCGTACTCTTTCGGTTCAGAGCAGCGTCTCGGATCAGTTCATTATCGCTTATGAGC